AGAAGAGTTGCAGGAGTTACTTCGGTGGTGTCAGACGCATCAATTGCAGTCAGAGCAGAAGTAGAAGCATAGCCATTGGTATCATCAGTACCAGCAGCACCTACAAGACCCTTATTAAAGCCACCAGAGTTACCTACAAGGATAGCCTTGTCGATAGCAACAGCGTGGGCTCGTGCAAGAGCAGATGTAATCATCGGCAATACAGAAATAACGATTTGCTCGTCAGTATCGTTTGTCACAAAAGTGCTTGAAATCAAACGATGTGCTTGCAGAATTACCTGATTAACATTGTAGTTATTGTCAGAAGCACCAGCTTCTTCCAGGTTGTTTGCAGCTACTTCAGCGCCTGTAGAAGCCCAGTTTGCAGGCTCAGTATCAGGAGCTACTGGCAGAACAGTCGCACCAGAAGTTACTCGAATTTCACGGAAAGCCGGAGCAATCTTTTGAGCTTGACGAACTTCTTCTTCAAACTGACTAGAAACGATTACATCGATACCAGCGGAAGTTGTAGAAGTATAAGTGACTTCTGCTTTTTCCAGAACGGATTGACCGTAGTCAGTGTTCCAACCTTTGCCAGTTACTTTACCAAGTACGTGGGCAGCAAGGAACTCTTTACCGAACTTAGTCAGGTCGCCACCTTGCTTACGGCCAGAGAAATCACGCTTGCTGTTACGCATAGCTTCGATTTCAGCGGCTTTTTCTTCCAGCTCAGACTTGTACTTCTGAAGAGTTGCAGCGATATCAGATTTTTCTGATTCAAACTCTTTCTGAAGGTCTGCTACCAGACGCTCGGCACCAGTTTCAACGCCAACTGCAATAGCTGACTTGACTTCTTGCTCCTGAGCCTCTTTTGCAGCGGCTTCAGCAGCAGCTTTTTCTTGCTCAGCTTTTTCAGCTGCTTTTTGCTCGGCTTGCTTCATCGCAATGGTAGCAGCAGTTTCATCAGCTACTTTCTTAGCGAATGCTTCCAAGTCGATTTCGGGAGTTTTCTTTTCTTCCGACATTTTTTTCTCCTTTAGGGTTTTATCCCCACCCGGTGTATCACTAGCTTCAAATGAATTTTCATCTTTAGCCAGAGACTGACCGGCTAGATCTACACGATTTTTGAAAGTTTTTTTGAAGTCTTCGTATTCAGACATCGAATCAAAAGACTTCGAGAGCGAGAAAGTTGCTGCTTGATTGCATGGTACCGATACAACTGATACTTCAAACAACTCAGCATCCTTAATCATTAATCCGTCAGTTTCCTTAATATAATCAGCATCCTTGACTCGAAAACCAACGGAAAAAGCTCCAAGGATACCTTCTTTAACTAGTTCTGCTACATGGTCGGGAGCAGACTTTGAGATTCTTGCTTTAAGTTCTAAACCATTATCGGTTACTTTCAACCCCGTTGCGCGACCAATGGGCTTATTGTAATCATGGTTAAAAAGAATAATTGGGTTTTTCTCAAAATTATTCAAACCCCCTTTTGTCCAAGCCTCTGCGGAAATGATGTCATTAGCCCTATCTTGATCGCTAGTGCTTGCCATACCGCAGATATGGACTCCTCCATCATCTTCTTCCAAAGTTTTGAAGGTAGAGGTAAGATTAAATATCTTTTCCATTCTTCTTCCCTTGTTGTGCCAGTTTCTCTAATGGTGATACTGGCTCTGGCTTGACACTGTGTATTGTGTCCCATAGTTCAGGCTCATACTTTTCAATCCAATTTACTGCTGTAGTATAAGAACCCATAACTTTTACGATTTCTTTTAAACTTAAAAACTTAGGTCGGTCAGTAACTCGCTTGTATTCTCTAGCAGGAAGAATTTTTCCTTTCTCTGCAAAATATAGTCCTAATTCTCTAGTTACTCTTAATTTTTTACTGTTCGTCGCCATCTACAGGGCGTCCTCCCTCATCCGGGTTAGCTGCACTACCTGCAATATTCGCAGGTACTCTTAAATCATCATATCCGTCTACAGAATCAAATCCAAGAGCACTTCGTGCTTCATTTGGAGAAATAATTCCTGTATTTACCAAAGCTGAGTAATATTGAGCTTGGTCTCGCAACTCTGGTTGCAGTGCGGGTATATCTGTTACATCTTCTTTAATTTGAAAGCCAAAAAATCTTGAATACCCCGCATTAATTTTTCTTACAATAGGAAGAATTGTTTCAAGGTAATACATTCTCATATTTGGCCGAATGTTTGCATTATTACCTGAGTCCATAAGTATGGGAGGTATTCCCAATGCTTTTAAAATAATTTTTTCGTTTTCTGTAATCGCCGATTGAAAGTCCAATTCTTTAAAATTTACATTCGAAATTTGATCTACTTCTAGACCTCCATCAAGAATGAGAGGGCGTCTACCGCCTGCATCTGGACGATAACGAGCAGTCCAGGATTCGAGCATACGTTGTTTAATTTTTTCAGATAATGTATTTGGCGATTTTAATACAAGACCTGGAACTGCTCCGTTTCTAAAAAAGTTATCTTGAAATTTACGCATATTTGCAGTAAGTTGCATTGTTCTTACCGCAGGCTTCAGTCGAGAAGTCCCTCTAAAAATAGAATAGAAGGAATTTTCTTTGATATGAATAATCTCGTCAGGAGAATAAGTTATATCGTTATATGTGTACTTTTCAATAAATGTTTTTGAGTCAGCATGAATGGTTACATTGTCTGCTGGAAGATGGTACAAGTGAGCGCCATCAAAGTAAATAAATATGTTTCCATCTAGCAAATAGTCTGTAACTAGATTCCTTTTAAAAGAGCTAATGTCTTGAAAAGGGTTCGGGTCTTGGTTTAGAAGAATATTTACTCGAGACCTTTTTATACCCTTTACGACCCCGGGCACAGTGTCTCCCGTAACAGTAGCAGGAATTTCTGCTACATCATCCACTATAAGATTTACGCCCCTATTTACAATTTCCAGAGTTTCATAGAACTGCTCGTAGTTTTGTGTATATTCACGAGAAGATTCTTTGTCATTGCCAAAAAACTGCTGAATAGGATTCAGCTTTTCTTCTACTGAATCTTTTGGGCTTCTGCCAAGCAGTCTATCATACCACGCCATGTTTAGTTCTCTGTATTTCTACCCACTTCTCTTGCTTCTTTGCTGTAGCTAGAGAAGGATCTTTACCATAAATTGAATGTAATTGTAAATGATGGTCGTGGCACAATGTAACTGTGTATTCGTATAATTCTGCCCACTTTTCTTCTATAAATTCATCTCTCCATACTACGATATATTCGTCAGTATAATGCTCTGGTCGAATGGCCTGTTTTTCTTTCAGCCACTGAGTAAGCAAAGGACTTAAACTATAAAAGTGATGGAAGTCTAACTTTTCTTTGCTATTACAAATATAGCAAGCACTTCCTTTTTCGTATTTAGATTTTGCTTTGTCTCTAATATACTTAACTTTGTCTCTTTTTAGTGCCGCCATACTTTTTGGTTTTCCATTTTTATTAACGAAATTATAACTAAGTTGAGGTTTCTTGTCAAATACTATTTTTAAGGATGTATTGCTAGAAGGTGGTCTGCGAAGTTTCAAATGAGTAGAGAGCATACCGCAGAGCATCGGCCATGTGAGAAGCTTTATTATGCTTTGGTTTCTCTTTTACTAGATTTGGATTAGGATCCCACTGGTATTGATCTAAAGAAGCCAAGGTTTCAACACAACGCTGATCAACAATAAGGTTATTATTGTCTACAATTCCTGCTACATGTCCAATTCCATCAATTATAGATTTCTTTGCATTTATAGTTGTAATATCATAATTCTGAGCAAAATCAAATCGAGTTTGGGCTGCAGCTGCATCAATATAAATATAATCTATATTGTAAGTGTCTGAAAGTTTACGAATCTCTTCCGCGTGTCTATCAGTAGTTTTTTCCGAATCATAGTATTCTGCTAGAACATAGTATTTTTCTAAATCCCAATCATATGCAATTACACAAAATGCTGTTGGGTCTCGAAAACCTACGTCCAACCCCGCTAGAATATCCATGCCAGAAATATCTAATTCGGACAAATCTGCTACACATTCTTCAGCATCAAAATTCCATACTTGACCTTCGTAAGTATTAAAGTCAGCTTCATACTCTTGACGAAACTCTGCATCACTCATAGACTTTCGAGCTTCATCAATATCGCTCTGACTCATTCGAGGATTGTCTTGATAAGTTGCTCGTATACTTACCCATTCTGGAAATTCTTCTGAGAAACCGCGCTGGAAAAACTTGGAGAACCAGTTGTTCTTTCCTCGTGGAGTAGATATAAAGATTGCTTTTGAATTGTCTTTATCCAAAGTAGGACGAAGAGACACATTAAAAGCTTCTTCTCCGTCTGTCAATGCTGCTTCGTCAAAAATAATTAGATCGTAAGAACGACCAACAGAGGAATCTACTTGGTTTACAGAACCCATACGAACAGTAGAGCCATTTGATATTTCGATAACTTTGTCTTTTGCATTGTCTCGTACAACTTCCAAGTCAAAGTGCTTAATTAGGTTTCTTTGCAAATCAAAAGAAATTTGAGAAAGAGAATAGTTTGGAGACATAATTAAGATATTTGACCCTGGAACTAGGGATACAAGCTGGCCGATTACATTCGCAATGTATGTTTTGCCCTGACGCCTTGAGAGAGCTGCAGAAATAAATCGATACTTTGGATTATTAACAGCATTAATAAGTGCTATTTGCGAAGGCAAAGGAACAATTCCTAAAAGCTCCAAATAAGGCTTTATAGGGAGCTTTAGGAATCGAAAGTCTGAAATTAACTCTTGTATCTCTGTAGAGACTATATCCGCTCTACTAACTTGTACTGCCATACTATAAAACTCTTATTTTTAAATTATTACTTGCAAGAGCAGTTATTCTTACCTTGTCCTGAGCAGGAGCATCAAAATCATAGTCCGTTCCAAGTATTGCACCTTTATTTAGTACATTGGCATCGTAGTTAATAGACACACCATCACTAGATGGAACTGTAGACCCACTGGAAAGATTGAAGATAATCGCAAGGTCTAGGTCGTTCCCTAGAGTAAAGTGGTTGGCATCTGTGACGGCTTCGAGTTGAGTCTTGTTCATTCTATTTGTATATG